TTTGTCACGGTAAGATACCGGACGTGTGTAGGCTGCTTTATTTTGACCCAGTCACGGAGTTTGAGTTGCCAGACGCAATAGGTAGCCAGGATAGTTTCGAATTGCTTTTGGACTTATACAGAGAAGCTAAAGAAGATAAATGGTTTGAAGGAGATTTGTTGTGGCTATCTCAACGTCATTAATAATATACCCCAATCCTATTCTGCTGCAAAAGTGTGTTCCTGCCCCAGCAGGGTCAGCCAAAGAGAGAGCGACACTTGTAACGGAGATGTGGAAAATCATGCAGCGACACGGTGGTGTTGGGCTAGCAGCACCACAGGTTAGTCTCAATATCTGTATGTTCGTATGGCTCCATGGCGGATCGCCACAGGCAATCTGGAATCCTGTGCTGAGTTGTATCAGTGGTTGCATCGAATCAACAGAAGGATGTCTATCGTTGCCAAAGGTCAACGTAACGTTACAAAGGGCAACATCGTCAATATTGGCTGGCGAGGGTATCAATGGTAGGCCGCTGAAATTTATCGGAGATGAAAACACAACCAGAATTTGGCAGCATGAGATCGACCATCTCGACGGAAAATTGATCATCAACAACATGGGACGAGATGATACGCTCGCTAACCGTGATGCGCTGCGCACCCTGCTCGGTAACACCGTCGCTTGACAAAATGAAGAAGAAGTGGCCAAAATGAACTTTTTTCGACTTTTTTCAAAAAACTTGGAGCGCTTTTGCGATTTTGGACTCTCTATACTAATAGAATATTATAGTTTTCTTTCACATCGAATTATCAGCGAAACAGGTCATCAAATCGGAGTAATGGTCTTGACTAACCACCGTACAGATGTGCTTTACTATCTTAACATCCCATATATTTCTTCGTCTAGCATTAATATTACCAATGATTTACTAACTGGTAGACAGAATGTGATCGTTTCTAGTCGAAGCAATTCGACACAGTGCTCAGAATCGAAGATTCCAGTAGATAGGAATTCAAGAACAGTATAGAAAAAAAAACGGCGGTGCGCGCGGAGGGTTCAAAAATGGAATGTTTGGTCTGCCGTCAAAAAATAAAGCCTGGGGAACAAGTATTCTGGGGTAGCCAGATGGAGTGTGACGGTCACGGAGAAAACGATTGCAGCTACTCAGAGGCGTCAGAGGGATTGGTGGGTGCTGTATGTCTTTTGTGTTTGCGGAGTCCAGCAGAGGCTATGATAACGCCAAATACGGCGGTTTCTGAGCCTGCCGAGGAAGAGTCGATGGTGCAGCGCTCGGATGCTTTGTCACTTTTAAATTAATAGATAAATGGAATAATGAAAAAGATCAAATGGACAATTCGTTGTACCAGCGAAGGATTTAATCAGTATTTTACCCAAATTGGTTCAATTAGTGTATATTGTAGTCCAAAAGTGATATACCCCAATAATCGATATGACTTGAGACGTGTTGTTGGATGGGAAGCGGCATTTTGGTCTGGTAGACAATTTGTCTGCGGTGCCAAAATAAGAAAGTCTTTAGAAGTTGCTAAAAGTGATGCTGAAAAATTGGCTATTGATTATCTACTTGGTGTTGGTGCATTTGTTTTGACACAATTGAAAAAAGCTGGTATACTCGAAGAGACAATGTCTGTGGCTGGGATCGATTTGTAGTGCCCAAAGTAATTGATCTAACTGGGGAAAGATTTGGTAGGCTTACTGTTATCAAAAGAGTTGATAATGACAAATGGGGACATCATAGATGGTTGTGTTTGTGTAACTGTGGAGATAAAACAGTTTCTCTTGGAAATGATTTAAAAAGGGGTTATATCAAAAGTTGTGGATGTTTCAATAGGGAAATACACACAAAACATGGCTATACAAAAAATAAAAATAAAACTGGATTTTATCAATCGTGGCAAGCTATGATACACAGATGTACTAATCCAAATAACAAACAATGGAAAGATTATGATGGCAGAGGAATTACTGTTTGTAAAGAATGGATGGAGTTTCAGAATTTTTTAAGAGACATGGGGAATAGATTCTATGGGTGTTCGTTAGAACGTAGAGACAACGAAAAGGGTTATTATCCAGAAAATTGCTATTGGGCGACACGAAGTCAACAACAAAGAAACACTCGAAGAAATCATTTAATTTCATGTTTTGGCAAACGACAATGTATTAAAGAATGGTCAGAGGAAACAGGAATTTCTACGAAGACTATTATATGGAGACTTAATCATGGTTGGTCATCAACAAGAACATTAACTACGTCCACTGGCAAACGTAAAAACGGAGCAAATAGATGATTGAAACTAAAACTAGGGAGAAAGTTAAATCTGTTTTTCATGAACCTGGAGTCATTGTAGATAAAAGTCTAACAGGTTTAAATGAACAATGGAGAAAATTGCCGAGTTTTGTCATAGATTATTTAATTGCACAGATGATTGATTTCGATGATCTTGGTTCTGGAATAGAAAAAATTAATCAACTATTAACCAATCATTTTCTAGAATCTGACCAGAAAGAATTAGTGAAAAGTAAAATCAGACAAAACGGAGAACATACTTTCATCGGAAAAATACGTTGTCGATATGACGAGGGCAAAGACGAACACTGGGTGGATGTAGCTTCGTTAGGGAACCAATATGTCCGTATTGATCCTTATCTAATCGCAGAATATGGAGACATTCTTCTTACCAGTGGTGCTTGGGGTATTTTTAAAATAGTTTACGATGAATCCTACGTCATGCGGAAAAAGCTGTATCCATTCCTGGTCACCGAATTCCGACCGATGCAAATCACTGGGATCAACCTAGACACATGGATTCAGCGTCGTGGGCGATTCACGGATGACGAGTGGCTCGATCTGATGATCACTAGTGTTGGTTTTGATCCAACCCATCTTTCGGAAGAAGAGAAATGGTTGTATATGGTTAGGATGGTTCCGTTTATTGAGCAAAATGTTAATATGGTCGAACTAGGTGCTACAATGACAGGAAAAACATTTGCTTATCAATCTTTGAGTAGTTATGGATTTGTTATTTCTGGATCGCAGACTACTATTGCATCTTTATTTTATGATAAGCTGAGACGCCAATTAGGTTTGATAGGTTATAGAGATGTTGTTGCTTTCGATGAATTTGCCAATAGTCGTGGAGGAAATAAGTGGTCTGGGCAAGGAGATTTGATAGATTTATTGAAAGATTTTATGAATTCTGGAAAATTTGGCAGAGGTACAGCCGAATTTGCTTCAGATTGTTCTATTGTATTTATGGGTAATATTGACTGCAATAGAGATGAAAGAAAAGTCAATGTAAGATACAGAAATCTATTTTCTCCACTTCCTCAAATGGTTAATCAAGATAGAGCATTCCTTGATCGAATACATGGATTTTTGCCTGGATGGCGCATTGGACCAATAAGAGAATCTAATTTTGCCAAAGATATTGGATTTATGGCTGATTATATATCTGAGATAATGCATAAAATGAGAAATCGTAATTATGCCAACATTATATTGCAAAATGTGGATTTTGGTAAAATGGGACAAAGAGATCAGAGATCACTTGTCAGGATTGGTTCTGGATTGTTAAAATTGATATTCCCACACAGGACGGTAGAAACCGTCAAACCCGATGAATTGAAGAAGGTTTTGGATATAGCGGTTGATTTGCGTGGTCGTGTAGTTGATCAATTAACTATAATTTCTCCTGGTGAATTCAAGGGTGTTAAATTGGAGTATCAAATTAAATGAAACCACCAACAATGCAAGCTGGAAAATATAGGATTAGGTATCGTCAAGTTCCATATGTCGAAAGATTTTTCTTTATCGATATTTAAAAAGATGATGGTACCTTTGACAAGGAATTTATGAGGATTAAGGCTTTCCATCATCAGTATGATTTGGCTTTACAGGAAGTTTTTGGTTTTTTCCAAATATGATCAACCTGTATTTGGGGTTATGGTGGGAAGTTGTATGCCAAATTAGTTGCATTCATGAGCAAGGTCGCTAAGTACGACGACTATTTAGATGAAAGGTAAAATAATGGAATTGAAAACTGGGGATAAAATAGATATTTCCTGTACGTGGGCTGATGGTCCAGATGTGTGTGTCAATATACATCATGATCCAAAATTACGAAAAAACTGGTCCGAAGGATTTTTCCCCATGGATTTTACTGGAGACGAAGCTATAGCAATTGGGAACATATTGATACAGTGTGGAAAACAAGCCAAACAACTTGATGTTGTTGCACAACAGTATTTTGAAGATAAGGAGAAGAATGAATGAGTGGATTCATAACTGAACCTGAAGTGGCTTTGATTGGAAAGCCTGTGTTGGAAATCGATGGAATCATGAAATTCCTCAATGAACATAGGTGTGAATGGCCAGAACTTACGAAGAAACTCGAATCCATGGTAAGTCTTGGAGATGATGATGGAGAGTGGCTCGTTGAATTTGCAGGGCGTATGTGCTATCAATCCTGGCCAAAGAAAGGCGAGACACAAAAAGGAAGGTCTCACGAAGATCATATTCGGCATTTGATCGAAATCGGACATGGCTGTTATGACGAAGACACGGAGGTTCTTACATCAGATGGGTGGAAATACTTTAGAGATGTTTGTGATAATGATTTATTTGCGACAAGAACCGTCAATGGTGACTTAGAATATCAATCGGCATCTAATTTTACGACGTATTTACACAAAGGTAGGATGTATCGAGTAGAAGGTAAAGGGGTTGATTTACTTGTAACACCCAATCATAATATGTTGGTATGTAAAACAACAACACTTCATGGTAGAAAAAGAAATAATTTTGCTTTAACTAGAGCAGATGAACTAAATGATATTGCACATGCCTATGTAAAAAATGCGGTATGGAAAATTAAATCTCAAATTGATGGTATAAATCGTGATTATTACAAATTATTAGGATTTGCTATTGGTGATGGATGTATTCAACCCAATAGTAGACAAATAAGGTTTCATTTGTATAAAGAAAGAAAAATCTCTTTTCTAAAAGAATTATGTAAGTTGCTTAGTATCCCAATAAAAGAAGGTAAAGATGGCAATTTTGTAGTGACTCTTGCTACTGGGGCGGAAGCTCAAATATTTCGAGACATGTATGACGATAAGAAAAATAAGCAAATTCCACAATATCTGCTTATGAGAAGTTCCGTTGATCAATTAACTGCTATGTACGAAGGTTTAATAGAATCCGATGGGTCAAGAGGATTACACCAAACAAGTTTCGATACAACGAGTCAGAAGTTGGCGGACCAATTCCAACAATTATGTTTACATATAGGTTTAGCAGCTAATATTTGTTATAAATATAGTGGGGCTCAAAGAAAATCTTCGTTCGGAGATAAGACACTAATTAGATTATCTGTCATAAAGAAAGAACTTAAACCAGAAGTGAATAAATATGTTGGTTGTGTTGGCAGAACATCTTGGATCGATAATTGGGAGGGTCAGGTCTATTGCGTAGAAGTACCAAATCATACGCTTTATGTTCGAAGAAACGGTAAACCAGTATGGTGTGGAAACTCATGTATCGAACACGCTACATTTAATTTTGCTATTTGGAATATAAGTCGTTCCTGTTCACATGAATTGGTTCGTCACAGGATTGCGTCGTACTCTGAGTTGAGTCAGCGGTATGTAGATTCATCCGACGTTGCCTTCATAGTCCCGCCAGCTATACAAGAATTGGCCAAGACGGACGAAGAGGCTTATCGGGCGTGGGTCGAGCACTGTGAGCGTTCTCGGCAGCTTTATGAAGAACTGACTGGCAAGCTATCTGAAATGTACGGAGATATCGAAAGCAAGCTGGAACGACGCAAGAAAGCGCGTCAAGCAGCGCGATCTGTCCTGCCGAACGCCACTGAGACAAGGATCGTCGTCAGCATGAATGCCAGGGCTGTACGGCACTTGATCGAGCTTCGGGCGAATCCGGCAGCGGATGTTGAAATTCGTGCTCTTGCTGTCAAAGTCTATCGCATCCTACAGGATAAAGCCCCGCTGTTCGCCCACGGTCTTGGAATAGTGCGGCTTCCTGATGGCACCGAGGGTGTAGAATCGGCTTACAAAAGAACTTAGGAGTTTATTTTTGTGTCAAAAATAGTGAATGTTCCTGGACAACCGAAAAATCTTGACTACTCCGGTACAAAAATACAAAAAGGGTCGAACAAAAGATTGAGTTGGACGTATAATAAGACGAGAGGATTCCGATGTCTACAGCGATCATAGATGGCTTTGAAACATACATCCGCACTGAGCTTGGTTTATCACAGGAAACACTTTTTGCGTACACGAGAGATGCACGAGAATTTCTTGATTTTATCGGGGCACAAGAATTGACTGCCCAATCAATCGAAACCTTCCTTAGCAATCTGCGACATCGTGGGCGGAAATCAACAACGGTGCGTCGTAAGTGTATGTCTGTGAGATGCTTATGTCATCACCTCATCAGTCTTGGTCTTCTTGATCCCAACATTCCAAAAATGATAGATTCGGTTCGAATCAATAGGAGGATACCAGATGCCTTGGACCCTGAAGCTGTGGATGCTCTTGTGGCTACTGTGGAAAAGCGTTTATCCGTATGCAGAGCCACTAACGTTCGCAGGGATGTCGCTGTTATATTAACTATGTATCACAGCGGTCTCCGTGTATCTGAATTGTGTGGTCTTGATCTCGGAGATATCAATCTCCATCGACGTGAAATACGTATCAAAGGAAAGGGTGGTCGTGATAGGATTGTTCCGACAACCCAAAGATGTGTAGAAGTAATCCAAGCGTACATTGACTCTGATCGTCGATCAGATACAAAAGCGGTGTTCGTTAAGTCAAATGGTCAACGGATTACCCGCCGTGCCGTCAGTGATATGCTGATGTCCATTTCTCGTCAAGCGGGTATAAAACATACTACCGCCCATATGTTGCGAAGGACTTTCGCTACAGAATTGATTAATAATGGTATGGATATAGAGTTCGTCCAAACCATACTTGGGCACAAACATATTTCTACTACTCAATGTTATTTAGCTACTAATATCGACAGACTGAAAATTGTCCATGGAAAATGCCATCCATTTGGAGAAAGATATGCCACTATTAAATGATTTGCTTGGCAAAAATTTGGTAGAATTCTTTCAATACCCAAGTAGTTAACAGAACCAGTTGGTACTAGAAGTTGTAAAGGAAGAGCATGAGGTTTAATCATTACATAAAGAAACGAAGAAATGGCTGCGAGCCAGAGACGAAAGTTGATGTCGAGCCAGAACTGACTATACCTATTCAACTGGATGAGATAATTGAAGAGTTTCTTGTGAAAACTCGCCGTTTGTTGATGGTTGGAGAGATCGATGAGATAGCGTCTACACATATATGCAGTTACTTACAGCTATTTTCATTGAGACCAGACCCGATATATATGTACATCAACAGCCCAGGTGGATGTCTTGCGTCTGGGTATGCTATTATAGACCAGATGTTGGCATGTCGTTGTCCAATTTACACGATTGTCCGTGGACAGGGACACTCAATGGCGGCAATGATTGCCGCGTTCGGGACAAAAGGGCATCGATATTCTACCCCGAATTCATCTTTTATGCTACATTCAATAATCATTCAGAATGCACCCGATTCAATCGAGCGGCATGGCCAGATGACCGGGTATCTAGAAGAGGATTACCGTAGAAAAGTCACAGCCCTAGCACGAAGAATGAAGGTAACCACCAAACAGTTGATGGAATTGATGGATCAAACCAAATGGATGTCGCCACAGCAAGCCATGAAAATAGGGCTGATTGACGGCATCTGGACACCATACATGGAAAATAAACTCAACAAAGGATTTGGCAAATGATGAAACAACAGAGACGCATAACCAAAGCCTACTTTGATTTGGCATGTCGTCAATATGCTCCGTTAATTAACAAACTAGCATTCAAAATAGGAGCGGATAACACACAAATCGAAGAACTGAAGGCACAAGCAGAGGAAGAATTACTCAAATGTATGATCTGTTACATGCGCAGTGGATCGTTCATAACGTTCTTCCATGGGCGATTGTCGGGTGTCTTTCGGCATATGAGGGATGTAGAGCGTCGGGCTAAACGAATTCAAATTATGTCGCTGGATGCAATGTCGAACATAGCAGGTCCGAATTCCAACGCCGATACACACATGATGATCGAAGAATTGATGGCATGTCTAAATGATAAAGAACGTGCTGTCATCATGGGATTGTTCTTTGATGAGAAAACTATGCGAGAAGTGTCACGGGACCAAGGCGTTGTATCTTCGACCATCTGTCGTACCAAGGGTAAAGCAATTGACAAAATGAGGCAAAAATGTAAAATGGAGTAGGAATAAGCCATGGCGAATGAGAGAGGTCGCAACAAAAAGAAGAGAGAGCAGAAAAAGATTGAGCGACTGAAGAGGTTGCTTGGAATTGACTTGTGTGCTTGTGGTTGTGGGCATCAGTTGCGATGTCATGGGAAGTGTAGAGAAGTCCACACGAATCCAAAGATCAGAAGAATTGAGTGTGGTGAATGTTACAAGATCGATCATTTGGCTATAAAGCAAGGTGGCCCCAGGCATCCGAAACGCACATGGAAGTATGACCGTCAAAAAGATGGAAACGAAAACAAACAAGCTAAAGATCGGCATCGTGAAAGATGGCAAAGAGATCGGTCAGAGTGATTGGTCTACGGTGTATAAACCTTTAACAGGTTTGTTTGTCTCCTGACGAATAGGAAGGTGGAAAAATGAGCAAATGGTGGATTGTTTCGGTATTGTTGGTGGCGCTATCAGTGCCTATGACGGGTTGTGCTACATTAGGTGGTGGCGGCAAGTGGCAAGACAATGTCCCCCGACTAAAGGCCGACATCAATATGTTTTCTAAACTTGCGACTAGAATCGCCTTGACCGAGGCTAAGATGCTATCAGAGGACGTGGAGGTTGTCAAAGAATATCTGGTGGCCCTGCGAAATCTTCTGGCGGTACCCGGCCAGCCAGACTTTACTAGCGCGAGGAATTTGGTGGGTGTAAAGCTCCCACATAAATATCAAATCTATGGTTTAACCATCATCGATGTGATTGAGCGATATTTCAGATCGGCAGAACTCAATATCACAGAAGACCATGAATTGATCGTAGCCTTGGTATCATCGGCTATCGATGGCGCACTCGAAGCAGTAGAAGAATTTGTTGGATAAAATGACAAAACGTGTCGGGTGACTCTCGATCGGGGGTCATCCCACTTTTTTTTCGAGGGGAGTTGAAGTTATGCGTAAGTGGAATACCTGCTCCGTTTTAATTATGATGTTTTTTTTCTGTGTCGGTATGATCGCCGTAGTCCATGACCGGCATAGTGAGAATACTGTACAGGAAATCACAGCGGTCGAGGCAGTAAAAATATTAGTAATTGATGAAATCGAACTGAAACAAAAGGAAATGCGAGACACTACGGTTCTCGTACAAACTCGCCAAGGCAATGGGTCTGGAACTATTATCGACCGCCTTGAAACAGACACAGATGGATTATGTAAATATTTAGTTCTTACCAATGCCCATGTCACATACAGCCGATTTGTTACCATTTTGCGTGGAGTTGACTCTATTACAGGTAAAGTCAAAATAGAAAGGATCAATACTGGTTGCGGTATCGTTGCTTTTGACCACACTGAAAAAGATTGGTTCATACACAACGCAATTGTAATTGTCGAAGATACACAATATGATTTTGCGCTATTATCATTCTATTCGGAACACGAATTCGCTGTTGTTAGGATTGCAAGCGACGAAATGGTTAATAATGTGCGTGTCTTCGATGAAATCTTCGCAATGGGTTGTCAACTAGGTAGAATTCCATCACCGACCATAGGCATTATATCACAAATCATTATAGGCAATAACGGGGAAAAAGAGTGGGTCATCTACGGAAGCACAGCACAGATTACGCCAGGATCAAGCGGTGGTGGATTATTCAAGAAATATGACGGTCACTACTATATGATAGGTATTCCATTCCGTGTTGCTATTGCTGAAAACGGCCAAATCATTCCACACCTAGCACACGCAATTTCGATCGGAGTCGCAAGAGATTTCATTGATCAGAATGCGGTAACCTGTCCATGAGCAAAGTAGATGAAGTCATCCGTGGGATGCAAGCTTCAGATTTGCCGAGTGATTACTGGGCCACCCAGGATGGGAGGTTACCAGAATTGGAAGCCAGCCGTCTAGTTACGCAGCGGAATGGCCAGTCGGTTTGGGAACACACAATGTCCGTCATCGATCTAATCACACCCAAAAACCCAGTCACTTTGTTGTCGGGCCTGTTTCATGACCTGGGTAAGTGCTGCGTACAGCCAATGGATAATCCTTCCCTGCCTCGTTTCCATGGTCACGCGATGGAATCCGCCAATATTGCGGAGATCAAATTGGCGGAATGGCAAGCATCACCAGATTTAATAGACAGAGTGATCCGTATAATTACGATGCACATGTACGATATTAACAATGTTGCTAAGGAAAAGACAATCCGCAAATTTGTAGCGGAGGTAGGCCCAACTAATATCGACAACTGGTTCGCTTTACGCATCGCAGATTCTCGTTCGTATACTGCACAGCAACAGTATTGCAGTCACTTCATAGAACCGTTCAGGACGCTAGTTGTGTCATATCTGACACAACAACCCGGTACAGATCAACCGACGTTTGAGGCTTCCGGTGGGGCCGGGAATATACAAATAAAAGGGGGAGAGGCTTCGTGAGTGTGTCAGTATACAATCCAGAGGGATTTGCCCTGCAAATCTTCCAAGATAGATATGCTATTCACGCAGAAGAAACGTTCGAGCAAGCTTGTGAGCGAGTCGCAGGATCAATAGCAGATGCTGAAATGGGAACGAAACGCGACGAATATTTTGCCAGATTTCTGGAGATTTTACAGACCAATCGTTTCTCTCCGGGTGGACGGATATGGCGTGGGGCAGGACGACCAAGAGGGCAGATGTTAAACTGTTTTTGTATACCTGCCGAAGATAGTCGAGAAGGATGGGGTGATGTTCTGCGCAATGTGACTATTATATCTGGTACTGGTGGTGGTGTCGGTATAAACTTCAGCCGGATCAGACCTAGAGGTACTATAATCCGTGGTACTGGTGGAGAAGCAACTGGTGCCGTTAGTTTAATGCGAGCAGTTAATGCTATATGTAACGAACTTAGAGAAGGGGGTGGTAGACGTGGAGCCCTTTTATTCTGTCTTGACTGGAAACATCCTGATTTATTAGAATTTTTAGAGGCTAAATTGGATAAAAAAGAATTAACAAATGCCAACATATCCGTATTAATTGATAATGAATTTCTAAAGTTGGTCGATGAAGATGGAGAAATTATTTTTAAGTGGCAGGGTGAGGAACGTGGTCACATATCAGCTAAAAAGGTATGGGATAAAATCATACAAAATGCTTGGGAAGGTGGTGACCCAGGATTTCTGAATGCACAATTAATTAATGATCAAAATACTATAGCCTATACCAAAGGTGGGGAATTTTCAGCTACTAATCCATGTTTTACCGGAGAGATGAAACTACATTGTAACCAAGGTATAATTACTATGAAAGAACTATGTAGTAATGGATTAAGTAATCAAGTAATAACTGACAATCGCACAATTAATGATATTCTAAAAGGAACTACGCTTCGTCATGCAACTCAGGTCATGAAAACCGGAGAACAACAACAGATTTATCTTTTAATAACTTCGCATGGCCACCGGATACGATGTACTGAGTATCATGAATTTATAACTCCATTAGGTCGTAGGTCATTAAAATTCTTGTCTGTCGGGCATGAACTTAATCTTCAGTCTGGAGAGGGTGTTTGGGGCACCATCGGTGATTATGAAGATGGATTAATCCTTGGGTCTTTTGTTGGTGATGGCACACTTTATTTAGAAACTACAGATAGACCCATAATGTGTCTCGATTATTGGGGCGAGTATGATCTGTGTAGTAATATTTTAAATGCCGTTAACAAAAAAATCAGTATGTTTACATTGCAAAACGATATTAGGGATTACGGTAATATATCTTCTAGGACATGTACTGAACCGACAAAACGTAGAATTGCATCAGCAAGGTTAACGAAATATTTTGAACAAACATTTGGTTTGTGTGTTACATCTCTGAAGAGACAAATACCAGAAGCCATTTGGCGTGGGTCAAGGGATATGGTTAGGGGATATTTGGCCGGTATTTTCCAAGCAGATGGTTCTGTGCAACTTAAAGATCGTGGGAAAAGGGGGTCGCTTTCTGTAAGATTATCACAAAGTAATCGGCAATTACTAGGTGAAATCCAAATATTACTTAATAATTTTGGTATAGTGTCGTCTATCTACAAAAGAAGGAAAACAAAATATAGTCAATTACCAGATGGTCATGGTGGACTTAAATCATATTTATGTAAAGCTCAATATGAATTAACAATAAATAGACCGAATGCTATTATTTTTGAAGAATTGATAGGTTTTGGTGGGAATAAACAAAAACAATTATCCGAAGCTCTTGATAGACGTGGTCGAACATGCAGAAAACCAGAGAAATTTATCACTAGAATTAAATCTATAGAACCCGATGGACGAGAAGATGTCTATTGTTTAAATGAGCCAACAACACATTCACTAGTTGTTAATGGGTTATCTGTTGGCAACTGTGGTGAGATACCACTTGAAGATTTCGGTTGTTGCTGCCTTGGTGCCATTAATCTACACACCCATATAATTGATGGAAAAATTGATTGGGATTTATTGGAAGAAACTACCGCAATGGGTGTTAGATTTCTTGACAATGTTATCGATCAAAATAATTATCCATTACCAATTATAGAAGAGACAGCCCAGAAGCATCGTCGGATCGGTCTCGGTGTAATGGGGCTCCACGATATGCTGCTAGAATTGGGTCTGAAGTATTCGAGCGAAGATGCTAGAGAAATAGTAGACCAGGTGATGGATTTTGTCAAGAAACAAGCCTACCATGCAAGCATCACTTTGGCGATAGAGAAGGGTCCATTCCATGCATTCGATGTAGATCAGCACGTCAAAACAGGATTCGTAAAAAAGTGCCTGCCCCGCAGGCATCATCGGCTGATCAGAGAACATGGTATTCGCAATTGTGCTTTACTGACCATAGCGCCGACCGGATGTCAAAAAGAAAATACATTGATAGTGACAAAGAATGGGATTTTGCGACTCAATGAATTAATAGATGTTAATGGTGCACAATGGCAATCATTAAATGACTGTTTTGTTGCTCAAGAATCAATGTTCCATAAAGCTGATAAGGGTTTTGTTAATGGTTTTACTTCAACTAAAAAAATAAAGTTATCTAGTGGAATTATAATCGAAATAACGCCAAATCATAAAATTAGGATAATTCGTGATGAGAAATATCTTTGGGTCAAGGCAGATGATTTAGTCATTGGGGATACTGTACCAGTAAGAATAGGCGGATATGAGAATGTTAATAATATCCAATTAAATTCGATTCATTATAATTCTCTGGCACCATATAATTTGAATAAAATGAAATATCCAAATTCAATGTCCGAATCTATTGCGTGGTTTCTTGGATTATTTTACGGAGATGGCTCTGTTCATAAAAAAGGAATAAGAATACATTGCCACAAAGATCAAGTTGAAATTCATGATATGCTTAAAGAAATAGTGTGGCAAGAATTCGGAATTAAACCAACAGTAGAGAATGGAAAAGGTAAATTATTGTCATTTTGCTTTAATTCGGTTGAGTTATTATATTTTTTGGAAAATAATCAGTTATTAAAATCGAAGGCCCATTTAGTATCGATTCCAAAAAAGATACGACAATCATCAGTTAATGTTGTGAAATCTTTTATTGAAGGATATTGGTGCGCCGATGGATCGAATACTGGAAATACAAAATTTATAGACACCACATCAAAAGAAATGGCACAAGATTTAGCTATATGCCTCCGGGGCATAGGCCAGAATTGTAGAATTGGTACGTATCAGGATAGACAAAAATCATTTGGGAACAGAACACTATATAGAATTTATTTTGTTGGATATGGAACAAGTAGTTGGGACAAATGGAGATACGTAAATATTCTGCTTAGAAAAAAAATTGATAGACTCAGGGATTTGGTAACTAAGGAATTTGTGTACGATACTATTGTAGAAATTAATGATTCTGCTTGCTTGACACTCGATATTTCTGTACCTGATAATAATTGTTATTTAGCCGCTAGTACTATAAGTCATAATACAACATCTATTGTGGCCGGATGTTCATCAGGTATTGAGCCGCTATTCCAACCTGTTTACGAGAGGCGATTCAACAAGCACAAAGATATGCACAAGGACGAGGAAAGAGACAGGGCTGTCGAGGTGGTTGTCCATCCATTACTAAGATGGTTCTTGGAAGCTAAAAGATCAACCAAACACTTCCAGGGCGCTCACGACATAGAACCAGAAGCTCACTTAGCAATGCAAGCGGTGTGCCAGAGACATATCGACAACTCTATATCCAAGACAATTAATCTGCCGACAGACTATTCTGTCGATCAGTTGTCTAAGGAAATGAGACAGTATATAGGAGAACTCAAGGGGATCACAGTGTATCGGAATGGTAGCAAGGGCGAGTCACCGTTGATCCCATTGTCTTTGTCAGAAGCAAAACAACACTTGGGGCAAATGGAAGAGGAAGCGTCGATTAATGATTGTCCAAATGGTGTTTGTGAAATAGTGAAAGGTGGTCAATAAATGGCGAAAGAAAAGCCACAACTTGACGAACAGACACAGGAAGTAATTAAGCTCATCCGAGCGCATAGCAGGAGTGGTGCAACAGGTACTTTGCGAGATGAAGTTGCGAATACACTCGGTGTATCAATGTGGAAAGCCAGGAAACTTATCACCCAAGCTGAAACAATTATGGCTGGAATCCCCCAGATTGGCATCGATCCAGGTGATCCATTGTTCAGATCAGAGGTGGCAAGGCGGATCAAGAAGCAAACAACGGTAGCTAAAATCGCAGAACAAATGCATTCGACCGAGGATGATGTGCTAGCTGTTATTCAGGACATGGAAGAGCGTGGCTATATCATCATGCGGCGTGGTAGTTCCATTCAGCTTGGCAAATCCGCAGAGCAATCCACCCAGGGTATTGTCTTTGAAAATCACTTTCACGGCAAGCCAATATCATTTGGTGTAGTTGCCGATATGCACTTATGTAGCAAGGCAGAAAGATTAGATGTTCTCAATGCGGCATACGATGAGTTCGCCAAGAGAGGTATCACAACGGTGTTGTGTCCTGGCAATTATGTTGACGGAGAATGTCGTTTTAATACACATGAACTCAAAGCACATGGTATTGCCGATCAATGTCAATATTGCATTGATCATTGGCCGTCTAGGCCCGGTATAAAAACCTACTATGTTGATGGTGATGATCACTGTGGTTGGTGGCAACAGCGCGAAGGAATTGAATTTGGAAGATATTTAATGCTCGAAGCGACAGAACAGGGACGTGATGATTTAGTATATCTTGGATATATGGAAGCTGATTTCGAGCTAAAGGCACCAAAGGGTTCTGCTATTATCAAGGTAATTCACGCTGGTGGGGGAAGCGCCTATGCCTATAGTTATAGTGCTCAAAAACTAGCTGAGTCATTTCAGGGAGGAAACAAACCGGCTGTATGTATAATTGGACACTATCATAAATTTGAGTACTGCTATCCTAGGAACATCCACTGTTTACAGTGCGGAACGACCCAAGACCAAACTAGATTTATGAGAAAGAGAAAGATATCTGCCCATGTCGGATTTTGTGTTGTTACATTACAACAAGATATAACTGGAGCTATTACTAGATTTTGCCCAGAATTTTTCCCATTTTTTGATA